TTTTTGTGATACGCAATGGATTGTTTAGTAGCATCAGGATTGCGGACATGCAGATCAGACATCAACCACTCCGTCACCCGATGTAAATGGCTGATACTTGCTTCTTTAAGAATTGCATTTGCAGTTTCCTGCGTGAGCGCAATCATATCATTGTGTGGAGGATTGATTTCCAGATTGATCGTAACGCGGTATTTGCTCATGTTTTTAGTGTAGCGTGGTTGAAATCATTTGTCAACCACGCTACAATTTGCGCTAAAATTCGTCCCGATCAATCACACCGCAACGGAAAACTGGTAGACCCAGAGGAGTCAGCACACTGTACTGATCTTTGACGTGTTGCATGTACAAATCGCGCTTGACTTCACTGTCACGCCGGCGATCGGTTGCAGCTCGCATGAACAGCAGGTAGTCTGACAGTTTGCACTTTTCATCCAAATAACGTTCAGTTTCACTCTGACATTTGGCGCTGCGGCCGCTCATAAAAATCACCTTGCAACCCTCGCTGATTTGCAGTGCTCGCACCGTTCGGAGTACATGCTCACGCACTGCATCATTGTAAACCAAGTGCTCGTCATAAGGTCCACGGTCAACCATTTCAGCTACGGTGCCGTCGATGTCCACAATGATTGCTTTGGTTAAATTGGGATTCTGATCCCAACGAGGCAGAGCACCTTCTGCAGGGCGCGGGCTGAACTTGCGATACATATCGCGTATGACCTTTTCACCCACCTGAGCCTTGCCCTCACGCTGAGCATCACGCTGCACACATTCCTCTACCGAAACGTGCTGAAAATCCACCAGCTCAGTTTCGTAGCCGATGCTTTCACAAAAATCCACAATCTGCTTGCGAGTTTTGGGGTTCATGTGTGTGTTGTCTACAATAACGTCATGCCCTTTAAAATGAGCAGTTTGAATCATCAGCTCACGCTGGCAGCGAACGTAATTTTCCACAGTGGGCGTCCACTTGTCAATCTTTTCACGCTCCATGTATTCAGCACGTATGGAATCGTTGTTCACAATCACCGTGTTGGGATTGTGTTCAACATACTCTCTGGCCCAGGTGCTCTTGCCGCTGCCGGGCAGTCCAACTGTGATCTTTGCCTTCATATTCTTATGCTAACGCCTTTCTGTTTAAATGTCAACCTTGTCAGGATATACAGTGATTGGCACGATTCTCCATTGTTCATCGGGTGCTTTGGATTGAACGTATTCCAATGTTCTTTGCGCCTGCTGCTGATCACCGTAGTGAATTTCGCTGCTGTGAATAGTGTATACTCTGAGTCGGTCACTGTTGGGCCAATGGGTGGCTATACAGAAATTAAATTCCGGGTTTGTAGATTTTTGCATGTTCACTCCAGATTAATATAAACCACATCGCATGTTGTTCAGTACGGAACCAAAGTATAACTTCTGAGATCGAAAAATGTTTTCTGCCCCAATCCACTGTGTGTTGCCATCCCTGCTGCTGAAACCAAAGTATATACTTTTCTCGCGATCTGATATAATACCATTCGTTAAACGGTATTTCAACCAAGTACTGAGGTTCTAGAAGGCTCATTTTCGCATCTTTTTGTACAATTTTGGCATGTTCACTGTGGGCTCGATAATAAATTCTACCGTTTTCATCAATGATTTTGAAATATATCAGGTTAACGCTCCACACACAATTCAAAGAATGTCATAAACTGCGCCATGCTCTCACGCGATCCTATCACCAGCATGCTGCAATCACGCTCCACAATCACACCAACTCCAGGAAAATCCTGCAACATTGTGTGCATGCGTTTGCCAATTTCGGAATCCACCGCAAAAGCCATTCGGTCTGGTGTAAGTTCAGTTGGGCCTTTCATGGAGTTTTTCATTTCCATCTCAATCGGCAAAACACAGCGTCTGCTTCGGATCGAAACAGAAAATAGCACTTTCGATGCAGATCCCAGTCACTGGTCCCTGCAATAACTGACTGCCAACGCTTGCGTTTGACGCCAAATGTTTGGTAGCACCAAGTATCAACCTCGTATCTCTGCCTTAATTCCACTTGAACGTGGTGACAGTAGATTTCTCGCTGATGACGATTTAGATATTTGAGATAAGACATGTTATTTCCAATCAGAAAAGAATTTATGAAAATCAGCTTCACTGACGCTATTCACGTCTTCGCCCGCTGGCATCTGCAAACTTTCATGCCCATACTTGGCCAGCTTGCGACCAGCAGCATCACGTTATACCAAAATCGTTTTATTTAGGTAATAAACATAGTACACAAGGATGGTTAGACGGCGATCCGAATTCTTCTTCTAACTTAGTGTATTTGACTGCTAAAGAACATTTTATTTGTCATTTATTATTAATTAGGATGACGAATGGAAAAGCAAAAATGATGATGAGTTTTGCTTTGCGGGCAATGCGTTCTTGGAGAAATAAAAATCATAAACGATATAAAATATCGTCCATATGGTACGAATTAAGCAAAGTTACTAAGATTTCTCATTCTGAAGAATCTCGAAAGAAGATTAGCGAGTCTGGATTAGGCAGAGTTCCGTGGAACAAAGGATCAAAAGGAAACATTCCCTGGAACAAAGGAAAAGTTGGTGTTTCAGAAGAGACTCGAGAAAAAAATGAGTAAAGCAGCGTCGAGCCGAAAGCAATCTCAAGAAACTATCCAAAAACGAAGTAATGCTGTTCGAGCCAAAAAATTAGATCCTAGTTATCAGAGACCAAAAATTTCACAGGAACTAAGAGATCAAATTTCTGCTAAATTAAAAGGAAGAAAGTTATCTCCTGAAACATTAGCGAAGCGAAAGTCAACAGTTGAAAAGAAAAAATTAGAAAAATTATCTCAAAAATTTTCCGAAGATTAAGTTAAACTGCTCATCAGACAATGAACCAACATCTTCTTTTTCTGGAAGATATATTACTTCGTTACCGTATTTGGCTAATTTTTTACCAGCAGAATCTCCATCGCAAACTGCAATTAATTTGTGTGGTAACACACTAATCCAATTACGCAAATGTTTTGGGTCATTTGAAATGACTGCTATAGACTGCAAGCCGTGCCACGATAATCGGCAAGAATCAAATACGCCCTCTACTAGGAACAGATCACCGCCCCGCCAATCCACACTCTCCAAACCCCACACACCCACCTTGTTCTCGCCAAACCAAGTGTGATAGCGGGTATGCTCGCCATTGTTGTGCAAACGTGGTGCACCGGGCTCGTACTTTTGGTAGCCCACCATTTGCCCACTGAAATTCCACATGGCAAAGGTTGCGCTCACACCTTCCTCAATCCATACTCCGCTGTATCGATCAGGATCAAACCAGCGGCTCAGTAGATGTTCGCGCATAATCTTATATTAGCACATTAGGAATCAGATGTCAATCAGATTAAAAATTTCATCAAAAACAGCAGATGCTTCTGATCGTCCACAATTTCATATGATTCATATGTTGGTTCGAGTAGTCTCACACCAAATTTATCTTCCAACCATTCATCAAAATGTTTTGTATTCTGAATGTATTTTACATTGGAGTCCTTGTACATGTCATAAAAATATTCAGATGCTCTCACAATGCGACAAAATTGTGTCATATTTTGTTACACTTTATAATCTACAATTTCAATTTCAAACTCACCGGTCTGTTTATGGGAAGATTCCAGCTGTCGTGATCGTCTGTATTCTACTGCTTGATCATAGTCTGCAAAGGCTTGCTCAATTACCTGAATCTGATTGGCTTGAGTGAAAACAACTAGATAGATTTTATTCATAAACATTTCCTCTCCAAATTTATTAGATCATCAATTTCATCCAAGCAGCGTCTGATTCTCTTTCAAAGAGCACAGTGATGAACTTGCTGTGAGCTTGGTATCTGTAAGGACCAAAATTTTGCTTGGCAAATTCTTCAAATGCAGCTGACAAATATGCTCGTCCAGCATAAACAACAAAATTACCAGACCGAGTAGTTACCCATTTAGAATCAATTGGGAGTCGAACTTTGTGTAGTCTGTGCATGTTAGTTAGATAAAATCTTCCACATTAATTCGGCGTCAGTCATCATGTTTTTCCTGCGATTCTTTGCCCACTCTGTTTCAACACCAGCCAACCGTTCCAGCTGCATGCGAGATCCACTGAGTGAACTGTAGCATTTATGGTACAATTTGCCTTTGAACACAATGCGTGGACTGTAATCGTCTGCTATGTAGCCCACTCGATCGCCGTTCACGTAGAGGGTCCAATAACTTCTGCCGCCTCTTTTAGTCCTCTTCCAAGTTGCGTTCATATTTTTAAATTGGACCACTCAATTTAAGTATAATATTATCAGTAGTCAGTGTCAATCACACACCAGCCAAAAATTGGGTCAGATTGTTGCCACACAGAGTTAACCAGAAACTGGCTTTTGAATCAAATATCCAGATACTTTGTAATGTCTGTTGTTTGAGACCGTTAGAGCTAGTGATTATAAACCAGGGAAAATTCATGCGATACAGGGACTGTGTTAGTTTGGGGGTCATTATGAGATTTTGATCTGTCAGCGTACATTTGAATGATGGAATAAATTCTGGTTTACAAAGCATCTGCCTCAATCCTGGCATACTAAGTCTCCATTTGTGACTGTCAATGGAGTTGTGCCACCATATTTGTTTGTATGACTTCAGTGTGGTGTTATCAGGCATCAGGCGATTTTTTTCCTGATAATGCTGATACATCTGCTCACTGAATTCATCTCTGGTCATGGGAAAATCTGTTGTCCTTGGTTCAGCAATACCACAGTAAAATCCTGACTGTCAAATAGTGTATTCAATTTTCGAGCCAGGTTCACGGCATGACCAGGATTAGCAAAACTGGTTTTTCGATACTTCGGTCCTGGATAGCTGATCAATGTATTCACTGTTTTGAGGTTTATGGGCTGGCCCTGGTAGAACACCGCCCAGATCCCCTGACTTGCTAAAATCTGTTCACTACGATAAAGTCCCTGTGATTTTTCTATAAGAATTTGAGGTTTAGGTCGGCTCATTGATAAAAATCTCTCTGAGGTATTTATAGAAAAATTACCAAGTTCCGCCGTTTAAACCTCCAGAAGAATCAGGCTTTTGAGCCAGGAGTTGATTTTGCAGTGCAGATATTTTATCCAGCAATGCAAATACTTCATTATGCAGCAAACGAGCTTCAGTAGCAGTCAGAGTAATATTACTGGTTCGGTTTAGGTTCAGTAACTTTACTCGATCATTGAGCAGTTTGATATAAGGGGTCATTTTGGATAATTTGATGGCGTGCTAACAGATCCTGTTTGTTCATGTAGGGGCCGTAATAGCTGTACCGATCCAGCGTGATCAGTTTGGGGCAGAACATTCTTTTCCAACCCTGTTTGTTTACCAAATAATATCCGGCACACAATTTACTCTTGCTATCTGCGTCAGAAGTAAACAGCGGCAGACGACGATGAACATCGAATTCAGGATTGTGTGCTGGGTTGCGAGTTGGATAACCAAAAACATCACAGGATTTTTCTGGTTTGGTTACTGTGATTTCCTGCCATTCGATGTCAAAATCATGCTCAATGTCTTTGAGTTTCTGAAACTGTTTGGTACCATTGGGAGTTTGTAGAACTACGCCTTGTGCATTGACGGTGATGTTACCTACCTTGCGGCCATTGTGTTGTACAATCCAGAATGTGTCGGAAACATTTTTGGCTGTTAGCTTAGACATCTGAGTTTTCCTCCTTGTTGGATGAATTGTTTTCTATTAGGTTTGTGGCTCTGATAAATCCCTGATTCCAGCCACGCAAATACCCAGCATAACTGGAACAAAAAGCCAATGTGAGTAATGGTGCTAACTCTCTTAGCAATTGAGATGTTTGAAAATTGCCAGTGAACAAATCTTGTAAGGTCATATTATTTTTCTGGTATTCCTGCGGACAAACTGGCGATGACCACCAGTTGCTCTAGTGAGTCTGTAAATGTTTTGAGTGCGTCAGCAACTGCGGGCGAATCTTGTGCTTGTTGACGCCAGATATCCTGTTGTTTTCTTTGTTTGTGAATCCATTCCACGATTTCTCTTCCACGAATATTCCATGAAATACTATAGTGAGTATTGGGTATTTGATGCCACAGCCCGTTGGACACGAATCCCAGTCCATACCCTTCTCTCCAGCGTACCTCTCTGAGAGAGTCTGAAATATAATCAGTACAGATACTACTAATGGTAGTATCTGTACTGGTTACTTCGATAAGACCAGTGTTATCCTGGATATAAATTGATCTAGTGCTCATTCTGGTAATGCTGCTCCCAGTATTTGGCCCCAAGTGGAGGCCTGTTCGCTCAATCGGTTGAGATCAAAACGACCACAAAACTTCAAAAACTGAGCTCCCACCATGGGGCGGTTCAGCGATTGAACTGAGTTGATTGTTTGTTGTATTTTTTCACGAATATGATCAGGTTGAGCACTGAGATCCACCAGAACTCGGTTGCGATGATAATCATCCAGTACACGATGCTCGTTGCCCTCGTGATCCACCCAACGCTGAAGCATCAGGTTGTTCCAGGCCCAGCCCTGAATTTTACGGTCAGCAAATGCTTCAGTCAGACCCACTTTGTTTTTTGAACCCTTGGTTCGCACGCCCGGATAGGCGCTGAACACGTTGTCAGTGGTGTCGCCGCGTATACACTTTTCAAACAGCAACCATTCAGGATCAGGTGTAGTTTTGGGCAAGCCAGTCTTGCGATCTTTCACTGGCTTGCCCAGACGATCAAAGATGCCTTCCAGAGTAATTAACTCTTCAGAAACACCATTGTACTGGCGAACATTGGGAGCCAACAGTTGAACATAATCGCTGTCACTGCTCACAATCACATGCTGATCATTGGGTCGGGATTGAATCCATCCAGCAATGAGATCATCAGCTTCCAATGCAGAGTTTTGTAGCACAGTGACATTGGTGCGATCTCGCAGGAATGCAGCCAATGAATCGTTTGCATCCCAGAACATCTGATCTTCAGCCTGCTGGGCAGGAGTGGCTGCGTTGCGAGCATCAACACGGTTGCGTTTGTAGGGTTGATAAAAATCTTTGCGCCAGGAGCGACCCTCTAGTGCAATTACCACATGATTGGCCCGATGTTGCCGCCAACAACTGGCAATGCTGCTCAGTGTTACGTGGATAGCCAATCCCACTTTTTCTTCTGGGGATTGAGCCTTGTGTGCTGAATGCCGAGCACGGTAGAACGTATTTGCCAAATCTACAATCAGAAATGTCATAAAAGTATTATAGCAATTATTGATATCAATGTCAACCGATTTCGGTTCGGCCGTTACCTAAATCTCTACGAGTCACTCGGTTGGTGGGATCGGCTTGATCCTGCTCCCAGGTTTCATCTACAACATGCCGGCAGATACCTCTGAACCATTGATCCACTAATTGTTCTTCAGTTTCCCCCTGATAACCACTTACCAACAGTTGTTTGATAAAGTATTCATTCCAGTCCAATTCAAAACTCCCCAGTGTGGGATTTTTGGGATCAAAGTCCAGACCCAACACATTCACATAAGGACGTTTTTCAGCAGTGGCTTGTTCTTTGGCACTCAACACCGCAGGTTCAGGTTTGGGCTTGGGAATTCGCTTGGCCCTGGGTTTGGCTGGTTTCGGTGTTTCAGCTGGAGGTCCAGGCTCAGGCAATGGCTCAGAGTTCCAGGGCCAACGTATCTGTGCAAATTTACTGAGAATGGGCATTACCGACTCCATTTCATTATTTTTAGCATATTTTATAGCCCCCACTTTGTTACTAAATTGTAACCTGCTTTTTTAATTTGATTTTCTATCAACATAGTTTTTTCGTACAAATCTTTCATTTTAACTTTAAGAATAGGGTGAATTAGTTCTGGATCAAAAGTGTAAATGCATCCATGCCAAAATTTTCCATGATATAAAAATACTGTATTTGTTTCAGGATCAAAACCATCAACGCTATACTTTATATCTTCTAACCATTTTTGCCTAACTGGTACCTCCAATGAGTCTAACCATTTTGTTTCATTTTTTGAAACGAATCTTGCTCTTCCTGCATCAAATTGCTTTTTTCTTGCAATTTTTATCATCTTTAGTCCTGCATTACGTTTGTTTTCTTTACCACAATGAGGACATCCAACTCCGACATTTAACGAACTCATCCATTGACTAAAATATAAATTATGCTTCTTACAGAATATATTGTGTAGTTTTCTATCATCTAATAAAAAAGAATCTTTAAAACACAATTCCTTTAAGATAGATTTATATTTTTGTTTTCTATCGTCAAGAGTAACTTTGACTTTTCCCTTTTTTTCTTCGTGATATCCTTTTTTACAACAATGTCTATTTGGTTTAAGTAAACGATATGCGTAAATCTCATTTGTTCCATGATGTTGACATTCAACAGTAACTTTATTCTCCACTCCTTTGTACTCGGACAAAATTTTTATCTTAGGGTTAACTTCAGCAACTTTTTTATGAACTCGTCATGAGTATAAGAACCTTTTTTCATATCCCCATCCTTTCACAAATATTTAGTAAAGGATGGGGATATTTTTACTTAGACCAACTATTTCCCCACAGATCCACATGCAGTCGAGGACTGTAGTAGTAACCACGACGCATGGCTTCTTCAGCAATATTGAACTTGTTTCCGTTGTAGATAACATCCACACCACCCACTGGCATCACATAAACAGGTCCCACGAAACCAGCAGCACGATATTCTGCCACTGCTTGATCAGCTTCAGCAAAATGTTCAGGAGAATCCACTACGAACTTCAGATAAGCAAATCCGTAATTTTCATAGGAAGCCACAACGTCAGGTTTGATAGCATCACTCCAACTCTCACCACTTGCGCTGAGTTTGGGACTTACGCTAAACGTGAAACACGAGTCGCCTTCAAACTGACCAGTGATAAACCTGCCCAAGTCCTGATGAATTTTTTGTGTACCGTTGGTTTCAAAAGTCACATTGCGTAATCCATGCGTGTTTTCATTGTCCAAAATCGCAGGGTACATACTCTGCCAGCCCAGCAAAGGTTCACCGCCTGTGATCACCAAATGTACATCGTTGCCATTGGGTTGAATCCATGTGTTATTGGGTAACAGTTCGTTGAACCGCTCTCGCAATTGTTCTATTGAGTAATCTGGGCTGAGGTGGCGGAATTCTGGGTAGATACTGGCATAAGTATCACAACCAGTACTAACCAGTGGCAAGTCATCAAACACTTTAAACTGATCAATATTTTTGATAACATCGGCTACTTCGGGATTATACTTGTCAGTTACTGGAGTACTGCACCCAAATGACTTGCAACGAAAATTGCATCCAAAAGTTCGCATGAAGATGCTGGGCACTCCAACGTATCGGCCTTCACCTTGTAGACTAAAAAAAAAAAAATTTCCGAGACCTTAATAGTTCGGTTATTACGCATATTAAATTTTTTCCTTTAGTTATGTTTCTGCTTACTATAATAATTATAGCAAATTTTTAAGTTCTAAAAATTTTTTTTCATCCAAAATTACATACAAATCTTGGACCAAATGCCATTCGTATATATTGATGTTTTTGATTTTACCAGTCTTAACATGTTGACATTTGAACAGATATTTTTTGTTACCTAGCGACAAATGCACATTTTTGTCAAACTGATCTTGTGGGACCTGTGATCGAATCCCTGTTTGTTTATTGATTATATTGATCTTACCAGCACAAGGTCCAGCGTAACGTTCTTTGTTGTTTAGAACTTGATCTCTTGAAATTTGTACATATTGACCGGTTGACTTATCTAAAACTGTAGTGAGATTTTTAGTAACTCCCACATATCTTACCCCATCAAAAGGTGAAGGAGAATTTTTAATAAGAACGTCAAAAATGTTTAGTTGTTAACAAAAGGCCTAGCAATAGTAGCACAATGAAGAAAGCGTTTAGAAGATAAAGGCTGGGCTCGCGCATGCGCCACCCAGCCCAAATCCATCCTATACTACCCAGTATGCCCACTAGTTTGTTTAACGGAGTAACATCAAACGCAGTAAGTGTGACACCCACCGCAGTGAGAATAGTACCTAACCATTTAACATAGTTGTCTAGTTGGCTTTGTTTCATATCACACCGTTACAGTGGCTTTGCACTTGCGTGTTTCTTCAATGTCCACAGCAATCAATCTCACACCAGTGTCCTTCAGTTGTTCCGGGCCCACTGTTTCAATCAGATACTGTCCCATGTTTTCAGCTGTAGGATTAAACGGCACAATCACGGTGCCCTGAGGGTCCAGTTTCTTGAGTTCCAGACTCCAGGGATCCTGTTGCCACACAAGGAACTTGTGATCCCACTGTAGTTCTAGCCATTCACACAGATAATTTTTGATTGCAGAGAAATCCATTACCCGGCCCACTGTGTCCAATTTATCAGCTTCCACTGTGAAGTGGATACGATAGTTGTGGCCATGTAAGTGGGCGCATTTGGATTCATGGCCATATACTCGATGGCCGGTGGAAAAGTCGTGATAACGACTTGCAGTAATTTTAGGCATTAGTTGAATGTCTCCTATGTTAATTGTAACACGAGCAGCGGAATTTTTTAAGAGGGACGATGCCCAAAGTCCTCTTGTCTTTTACTTATCTTTTTCAATAATACACACAGGAATTGGTTGCATCTTGTGCTGATTCGCAGTGTGAAAGCGATTGTAAATAGTTAGCACTTCCTGTTGCCGAGGCGTGGGATTCTGAGGATTGGGATTTTCCATGGCCCACTCCAGTTCATCATAACTGGCGCAAAGTTGATCGCCGTCAGTGCGGCCATCATCCCACAACCCATCGGTGGGAGCGGCATCAATGATTCCCTGGTTCAATCCCAGCTCACGTGCTAGGGCATATACTTCACTCTTGTAGAGATCTCCAATGGGGCTGATATCCACGCCACCGTCACCCCACTTGGTGTAGAACCCCACACCAAAGTCTTCTACTCGATTACCCGTGCCCACCACAATACCTTGTTTGCTCTGAGCAATCTGATATAGAGTGATCATCCTGAAGCGGCTACGACTGTTGGCAAAGGCCAGATTGCTGGTAAATTCTGACCCCAAAGATTGCTCAACTTCTTTAGAAAAAGAATCAAAGGCGTCAGTGAGGTTGATGTATAACCCAGTAACATTGGGATATCTGTCAGTTAACCAACTGATATGAGCTTGGGCTCTGAGATTTTCCACGACGTTTTGACGAATGGGCATACTCACGGCATAGACGGGCACTCCGGTCTGTGCGCACAAGGCGCTGACCACTGCACTGTCGATGCCTCCACTAACTCCCACGACCAGACTTTTTAGTTGATGTTTGTTGAGGTAGTCCTGAATCCAGGTCACAATCTGTGTTTGAATATTCATGTTATTGTCCTTTTCTATAGGGTCTTATCAATGATACTACGTTACAACCGTAATGATGGGCTAGAATTTCTGCCATGCGTCTGGCGCCCACTGGGTTAAGACTATGTACTGTGGGAGGATTCACCGGCCAGCAATCGTTGGCCTCCATCCAGCGCACCACATCTAATCCAGTTTTTTCTGTATACTGTCTGGGGTTTACGTTAGAATCGTAATGTTCCCATGCGAGGTCGTGATCAAGGCTACAATTGACCACGGTATAGTTTTCTAAAATTTCAATGGCTTCGCTGTAGTCTAGTGCCACACGCCATCCTCCCACAAACGGGCAAGGTCTTACGTCATCTAACCACAGGTTAGTTTTTGGTTTGTTCATACTTTATATCCGTTCTTTTCCACCCATGCTAGCAGTTCTTTGAAGTCAACAGACAAACAATTGCTCAGAGGACTTTCCTTGTAGCGTGATTGTTTACCGTAAGGGAATCCCAACTCCAATCGTTTAAAAGGGTTTAGCAAAGTTTTAAACTGATTACGTTCGGCAGACTCCATTGCACCACAAATCAAACACTGGCGATATTCGTCGTGCCCATCGTCATAATCCCAACTATAGCTGCCCTTGTACTCACTACAAATCACAACCACTTGTTTGTGTTTGCACTGAATCATTTGCACTGCTAGTGCAGCTGATGCTTGCTGTTTGATTTCGTCAGTTTGTTTTTTCTGTTGCCTAATGGCTTTGGCTAATTGTCTATCTGTCATTTATTACTATAAGTTTAACAGTAACTCAGTATAAAGTAAAGTAATTTGAATAAATAAACATATGCGATTCACGGAATTTTTAGCTGAACTCAGACGAAAAGAAAAACAAAAGTCACCTGAGCCCAAATATCAGGAACTGGGTCACCCTGCTGCTATTGAATATCTCAAAGGCCGTGACCTCAGCAAATACGTGATAACTATGACTGATTTGCCCAAAGTGGGTGTTAACCCCGGATCCACATATAACACTCCCCTGGGCATCTATTTCTATCCAGCCGATTATTATGTGGTCGTGCGAGGCAGAGTGCCTTTTCAAGCTGATGCCAACTACATCAATATTCTGCAATTGACAACCAATAAAATCTTATATCTGAATCAAATGGATACAACCTCAATGACTGCTGCGCTCGATAAACTCAAACAGTTGCCCGCAGTTAAAAACCTTTCAGCTGATCAAAATATTGATCGGCTGATCAAAGATGCAGATCATAAGGCCAGAAAAAAATCAGAGCCAGGAAAATTTTGGTATGTGTTGTGGAAACTGAGTAACCTGCTAGCTGCACACAACTACAAATATGCTGATGAACAAGCTCATAGTGTGTGGAATTCCTTGTTCAGGCAACTGGGGTACGACGTAGTCATTGATCAGGGCGAAAGCATCATTCACGAAAATGAACCCAATCAGGGTTTTATAGTCAATCCACGCGGCACATATCGTTTGGAAAAAACCATCAACAATGTTGGCAGACACACATTGACTAAGAAAAAACTAGGATACGAAGAAAATTCATTAATTAAATCAGCATACAACAATAGTCAGAGAGAAGAGGCCCATCTAAAACTGGTGAACCAAGATCCATATTTGATTAGCAAAATGAAAAACCCCAGCGAGCAAGTGCAAATTATGGCAGTATCCAAAGTTGGTGCATTGCTGAGAGATTTACTGCGAAAGAAAAAAATTGTTGTAAGTGAAAAAGTTGTACTGGCTGCATTGAACAATGATCCAGAAGCGATTCGATTTTTTTATGATCCGAAAATTAACGTACACAAAATTGTACCTACTAGAGAAATGATCCTGCGTTCTGTGAACGAAGCCGGCTATCTGATTAGGTTTATTCCCAACCCCGATACAGAATTACAGATGGCTGCGGTTAAAAACGATTTCCATTCCTACCTGTGGATCGAAGATCCTGACCCAGCAGTAACTGAACTGTATAACAAGCTGAAGTCTCAAAGCAAGTAATTTACTTTTCTGTGTCTTTTAGATAATTACCCAGCCCATTGGGTACACAGTGGCGCACACCGCCACGTGGATCTGCACAATCTCCTGTGCGACGGGGAATCAGATGCACATGTGGCCACATTACAGTTTGACCTGATGCAGCGCCACAATTCAACCCAATGTTGAACCCATCACAATCACCACGTTCCATCATGGCTGAGCCATGATCATAAGCAGCGCCGAACAACATATTGATAAAGCTATAACTATTCCAGGTGGGAATAAACAATATGTGCCCAGTAGTTACTGGATAACGATCAGCCACGATGCAATACAAGTGACCAGCTTTAATCAAACGTTCACGATCCCAGGGCACGATCCCTTGATCAATGGCATCCAGCAAACTGATTTTGCCACTGTTAGGCATTAGGAACTACGCCTCGACTACGTTGTTCCAGTATCAGTGACAGCCGTTGACATTCTTCGGAATTTAGAATGATCTCTTCAAAAGCCCCAAATTGGCTGCGTTTGCCAAAAATATAAGCAATACCAATCTTGAGTCTTTTCCAAAAAGTATGTGGAGTTAGATGAACGTGTATGTAGGTGAATTCATCATCCAGGTCATCACCAAAGAAGTCATTGAAATAACTAATCACAAATTGATGAGTCAAATCTCCACAATCACATACAAACAGGTGATTGGGGTAATCATTAACGCCATTCTTCATTTTCATCAACGAGCCTCCATCCCAAATTCAAGAAATCTGCTAGAATTTCTTGAGTAACCGTGCCTTCCGGCACATGTTTACTTTTGTTAGTTGCATTGTCGTTCCACAATGCATCTTCAGTGGCAATACCACTACAGTAAAAATTCATATAATCTTCATTTAGAGTTGGGTTTGTGGAATTTCTGATATCAGACACAATACGACCAGCAGATCTCCAACTACAATACCAGTGAGAATTTTTTAGAATTTCCCAAACTTCTATTGGTTGCCATGTTGTGTTACATAATGCTGCATAAAGATTTTGAGCATAGTCAAGTTCTAGGCATTTGTTTCGTATCAGATCACTGGACATTAGATCTATCTCTAGTGATCTAGTAGTGTTAAAGGGCATTTGTGTTTGCTCCATATATCAAGTCCACATGCTTTGGCGAACTTTGATCAGTCTGATCATCATGCCAGTGTCTTCTTGCTCGTATTGAGTTTCAATTTCAGTGGTGAGTTTCAGGGCGTGATCACTACGTTGTTTCAGTTCTGGATCAGTGATTTCTGCAAACAATTTTCCATATTTGTCCCGAATTTCATCACATACAGCAGACCAACCACTGGCATCATACGCATCAGGTCTTGCAGGTCTACGCACAGTCCACCATTCGTAGAGGTCCAAAATTTCTTTAGCAGCAATAGCTTGCGGAGTGGGTTTACCAATGTCGGGATGGTTGGGATCACTAAACCATTCGCTGCCGTGCGTGAGGCTGATTTCCCACTTCAAATAATCAACACCAGCTTGAGGAGAACGCCATTCCTGCCAGCGAAACCAATATATCCTCTGCCACCAGGGCATCTGATAACGTGCAGCATCTTCCTTATCGCCCCAGATCACATGCAGGTGTGCTTTTTCAATTTCCACAAAGTCCACCAGTTCAGTGAACATGCCGTGCAGCAGACGTTCATCAAACTCATGCCACTGTCCAGGTTTCAAACCAGTTTTGAGGTAATGAGTTTTAGTGATAAAACGATTTCTCAGATAGTATTTGAGATCACGTATGGGATCAATGGTCCACTCTGCAGGTTTTTCCAGCCAATCAGGCAGTATCTCCGTGATCCAATATGCTACAGGTTTTTCATTTTTAATTTTGATTTGCCATTCATCCCACTCGCCCATGGGGAGAGCATAGGGTTTTTGAACACCCAGATGTTTGCGCAGCCAATTAAAAAGAACAGAATCTGAATAGTGTCTCATATATTAATAATACGTTCTAAAAAGTCAATTAGCAAATTTTTATTGACTTTTTGGTGTTTTTTTCTCCAATTGGGCTATTCTCTGCTCCAGGTCTGCCAGGTGCTGATCGTGCTTTTGGATTTTAGCCATGACATTTTCAGCACGAGTGAAATCTTTGAGATGAAACCGTTGACTAGCCCAATTCATCGTGGAGTCGAGTTTTCTGTTGAACCAGCAGCCTATGCGAGTGGTTTCCCACCAGTTGTAGAAACTGCTGCCTATGACACTGCTTAAACAAGACATTATAAGAAAATACAGCATAGTGCTGTATTTATGAGTTAATCACGTGAATTTTCCCAGGGAAATCTGACCCAGATATCCTGTTCCAGTTTGTTGATTTCACGAGCAGAAAAATCCACATCCGAAAAGTCACTGCTGGCATTATTGAACAGAGTCAAAAATTTCACATTCTGATGCCACACTGACTGCCAGCGTGGTTCTTCGGGCAAACAGCTATCCGGCCAATCTTTCATGATCCACTGAAAGGTTGCGCCAGTATCGTTGATATCATCCACAATCAGAATGTTTTTGGCCCTTTCCTGACCATAACCATACGCATCTTCAGCCATGCCACAATCAGTAACACAATTATCCAAGTCATCCAAACTCAATCGCAATGGAGCCATGGGAACTCCCAGGAGGTGACTCAACATCACCGCGGGCACACAGCCGCCGCGACTGATACCCACGATGTAATCTGGCTTCCAACCACTTAGTGCCACTTTTAGAGCCAGGTAATTGATGTCTTTTTCCAGGTCGTTCCAATCATAGTGTATTTTGATCATGGTTAGTGTCCCTTCATGGTTTTAAAAATATCATAAAATTCCTGTTTCAGACTGGCATCAGTTTGAAACAATCCGGTCATTACCGCAGTGGTCATATCGCTCTCATGTTCCCGCACCCCACGCTGAGTCATGCAGTGATGATTGGCTTTCACAACCACAGCCACATTGGGAGTTTTTGCAAAATTGCGCAGGGCATCGGCAATTTCAGTGGTCATTTCTTCCTGAATCTGAGGACGACTGGCGATCCAGTGTACCAGACGATTGAACTTACTCAACCCAATCACTTCCTGTTCGGGGAAGATTCCCACCCAACAACTGCCCACGATGTTCTGGAAATGATGAGCGCAGGTGCTGCGGATGCTGATAGGTCCAGTAGTATACAAGCTCTGATATCCCATGTTGGGAAAACTGGTGATACTGGGCGGTGGTTCAAAGCGGCCACTGAAGATTTCTCGCACCATCATCTTTGCCACACGTCGAGCCGTGTCACGGGTGTTGTGATCATTGGCAGTGTCAATCACCAAACTTTCCAACACGCCCTGCATCTGGCCAGTGACCTCGTCCACCAGCAGATCCTGTTCTCCGGCTTCGATGTATTTGTGAATGTTGTGATTGGCAAAAAAACTACCACCATCCTGCTGAATTCTGTTCTTGATCTGTTCGCTGATTTTTTTCATAGTTACTCTTTAAGTATAAGTTTATTTCCGTAATCTGTCAATTTTAATGTTATAGTTTCTGTGCAATAATACAACAAGTATAACCGAAGCTGACCAGGTTTGTAAGTTATAGGGTATCATCAACACAGGGAACAGAGTATTCAAACTCCACAAAACTAAAAATGGTACGATTGCGATTAAAAACATCAGCAATACAAAAAACAACAAAAACGAAGATAATTTCAGTAGTGTGTTCATTGAGTTAATACCTTTAACATGATTTTGCAATTTAAAAAATGTGTTTTGAGTATATCAATCTGTTGGTCCAGCAAACTCTGATATTGGTCATAATTGTCAGTGAGCTGATTGATAAACTCTGCTAATTGCCCACGATGTTTTAGATAGGATTGCCAATCCTGAGTCCATGCAGATGGGTAACGAAACTCTGGAAGGTACATTTCACTATAGCTGGCTCGATCTGGCACACAGGGTAAACTACCAGTTAGACATCCTTCCATCTGACTGATGCCCAAATTTTCATGCAAGCTGCAACTAAAAGTCACTTTGGTTTCAGAAATTGTCTGATAATACTGTTGTTTATCCAACTTCTGATCCTGTGTGATTATGAGGTCAGCATTGATGTATCCGGCGAGATCTCGCACAATTTCGGGTTGTTTGTCAGCGTTTAACCGATGTGGCCAGATCACAGTGTTTTGTTTGGCGTTTTTGCGCAAGTTTTCCAAAGGAGCCACAATCAGTTCATGAGGCTGACCGCTGCGAACAGCTCGGCCCTGATCTGCTACTGGAATATCCAGATTTCGCAAGAACATCTGGCGATGAAACTCAGTGGCAAAATAGTTATAATCACTGGCATAAAACCAGCTGCGTTCCTGATGCCAGGGCCAGGGTTTTTGCATCTGCATGCCCAGGATGTCTGTGGGATCGTAAGCGCCAGCATGAACAATACTATGTAGTTCCCACTGTGTTTTTAACAAATCACGCATATATGCTATTTGTGTGATTGTAGGATTCCAAAAATCAGTGAACAAAAAACGGTCTTTGGATGTGATTTGACCTTGATTGTAAAGATCCAAAAAAGAACACATTTGTGAACTTTTCCAGTAATTGGTGTCACTGAAATTTAAAAAAGCTCCCGGAGTTAAAGTTGTATCTTTTTGAACTCCAGAAATTTGAATCACGTTCCATTGACCTTGAGCGTTTGCGTCTATCAATTTGGGAATATTTTCAAACCATTGTTTAGAATAACGACCATCATGTGGTTCTAAAGCAAAAATAATAATATTGGGCATTGGGTGCCTCCTTCCAGCATACTAGATGTCATAAATGTTCATTGTTATTCCTGTTGACTTTCGGTTTCCAAACGATCCAGTGATTGTTCTGACAAACCACTATCATCGCGAGTGATTTCCAATTGTTTGATCTGATCACCAAACGTCTTGGTAAATGCAGTACTGCTGTTGACTGCTTTGGGTCCCAGTAGTCCGTTGGCACTGCTTCCATACACTCGAGTAAACCAATTGTCGTATTCTACAAGTATTTTATTGGCTTGATCCCGAGTTTTCGCTGAGAACAAGCTGTCAACCAGATTCTCAAAATAACGATCATGATACGGAGTTTGAGTAAGTGAAATCAAACTACTAAACTGTTCAGGTTCTTTAACTTTGACTCTGTGTTTACCTGGATGATTTTTCTCTCGCAACATGTGTGGTATAATGCCCTGATCAAACAGGCGATTTCCTTCCTGAACTGCTTCTATGTGACAGTAAATGTTATGTGCCATTAGTATAGCATAACTGAAGCTATCCCAGCTGGTTTTTCCTTCTTTTCCGATCTTATTGAGGTCACCAGGAGCATAGTGACATACATCCTGAATCAGTGTTCTCTGCATAATGGGACTGTCCATGAAGCTGGGCCACTGATCAGCTAGGTCCTGCAGAATGGCATCGCGGAACAAACGAGTATCACGAGCATACTTTTTATCATCCACACATTTGGCCATTTTGTAGCTCCACTTGCCATCATCTATCATGCGATTTTCGTAATAGACTTGACCATTTGCAGTGGCCAAAAACGGACTGGCACAGTCATAACTGATGGTAAAATTGGGATTGTGATAGCGGCGTATGGCTCGCTGAATCTGAGTAAAAGCCATGGCCCATTCCAGTTTGCTGGTGCCCAGATAATGTACCCAATCCTGTTTTCCAGTTTCCAATAACCCATCATGTATCAGTGCCACCAGTCGGTGCAAAACCAGATGCATATCGCATTTGTTTTGTGATCCCATGGCCCAACCATTAAAGTGACGATCAGGATACTTTTGTGGATCACAAAATTCCTTCATGGTTTCGTACCATTCGTCAGCCTGAGTGTGGTTGTCCCCCTGTAACACAGTGAGAAATTTGCAGTTGCCGTTGCGATTGTTCATCCAGTACTCATAATTGTAACGAGTGGCAGCCACAGCGCCTTCGTAACTAGAGATTCTGGTGGCTTCGCGACCACGTGGAGTACGGCTCACCCAGCCGGGAATATCCAGAGTCATTCCGTAATCCATGTAAGCGTCCATCCAGCGCAACACTTTCTCACGTTTTTCTTGTGCTTTGGCACATCCACTGCCGGGATTCCAGTCACCCTCCCAGACACCCTTGCCGATCTGAAAGCCACCGCTGTCTCCCAGCAGCCAGCTGGATTCGTCACGGTTGCGAATCATGTCTTCTTTGGGATCTGATCCCAGATCCAGATTGGCGTGCCCTGCTGAGTACAAACTCCAACGATACTGGAAATAACCAGCTTGTGGATTCAAATAGTTTAATCCTTCAATACCGTCTTCAAATCCTGCAGGAATGCGAGCAGTTTCCACATACTCGCCATGACGTTGTCTGCCAATGTAATTGGAATAAAATGTGCTCAGTGCTGGAAGAAATATCGAATAGTCCTGCTGAGCTGCGGTCAAGTTGATTTTATCAGGCATGTTCTTTTATAGCTGGATATCTAACAAGACATCCACATTCGCCATCCTCACTTACTTCAATTTCCATGTTGCGATTGGTGCCATAACGTTCAGTCAGTTTCAGGTAGAGATCATCAGCCAGCATCTCCACGCTTTTAAAATCAATGTCGATAGTTCTGGAATCAAACAGACTTTCACAGTGATTTAGCACCTGATGAAATTCCAGTTCACGATCAGTGTGCCATACCTGAATACTCACTCGAAACTTAAACAGATGACGATGACGGTGGGCCAGATAGCTCACGTCATCCAGCCGGGGATCAACTCCAGCAGCAGGGTATCTGTGATACCCTGCTTTCTGAAATGTAACCCAGATCTGTCTGTTTGCACCGATTAGGTTTTGTTCAACAGCTTCTCTCTGATGTTGTGTCATGATGTTATTTAGATTGTGCCATCAGGATGTAGGTATAAACCGCCTGACCGCTGTCAATACTAACCTGCATGGCTGCGGTATTATCGTCAATGCTGACGGTCTTATCACCAACCTGATTCAGAACACTGATCAGAGGTTTTACAGCCCAGGTTTGTCTTTTGAGCTGAACCTGAACACCCGGATGAAACACAAAAGATCCGTGAATGCTAGAAACGTCGCCCATTTCGATCATTAGGTTGTTTCCGTCAGTATAAGTGACGCAGTTCACAACATCACTCATGGCCTGAGTTTGGTAATTGAACTTCTGAATACTCAGTGCGTTGGGTGAAAATTCCAGCTTCCATTTGGGAGCATGAAAATTCAGACTTGCGATCTTGGAGTTGATTAATTCAGGACTCATCAACCGATAAGTGTTCTTGAAGTCACCACTGGCATTGGCAAATCGAATAGTGTCCAGAATGTTTTTCTGATCCCTACCAGTGACGATCTGAGCGTCTTGCTGATATTCCTGGATGTTCAGGATCACATTCAAACGACCCAGGTTGGGTAATCCTGCCACTGCATCAACAAATTCTGATACTGGATTATGCAGCTTGGCTTGAAATACCACAGTTTTGTCTGCGGAAACACCGTCTAGGCAGGTTTCTTTGTCTGTGCCTGAAACTTTGACTTCCTCCAGGTTAACTGCTTTGGTGTAGTTTACGATTTCTTTGAGTATATTATACATAGTATTCCTTTAATAGTAACATTGTTTGTATTTAGATCGCAACAGTAATTGGCTCAATTATCTGGCACTGAACAGTGAGCTAAATGCGTTGATCTGTGGGTTGGTCGCTGTTTGTAAGTCCCAGTCCAGAACACCCAATAGGTTATCTATCTTGGTGTCCACGATGGTTTCTTCCATGAGACCCTGGTCAAACGGTAGCTCTTTGAACCACTCGGGTAATCTGAGTTCGTCAATGGGATACGCCACACTGGTATAGTTCATGGGGTTACTGCGCAGCTTACACACGACCACTTTCATGCCGTCCACAATGCCCATGCTGTAACGATCATTGTGGATCTGCTTGAGGGTGTTCCAGTTTAGAGCAGCTCTGACGTGTCCAGGCACTGTGACTTTGCCTTTCTTACTGATAAGATCTCGATAATGAGTGAGATTGTTTACTCGCTTGGGTGTGCCTTTTTCCCAAGCAGGTCTTGATTGAAAATCAGTTTTAAATCTGCGTATGTCATCGATGATTTCTGCACGTTCTAATCCTTTGAGAACTTTCAGCAAAATGTCACTTAGAAACTGTTGCACGACTTTGGGAGTATCGGCTCGTTTGAGATCCAAGCCCATGGCCTTGAGTTTGCCATCACTTCCGTCAGTATCCAGCCTCTTGCCTTCTAGATCATAGATCAACACAGCGTAACGCTTCTTGGTGATATATAAACCCTTGCTAGCCACCAGTTCGCGACCACAACGAATAAGATCACCATTGGCACTGGGTGTGTGAAATGCACCTGCACAAAAACCAGAGAAACTGTCGTTTACTTGATCTGCGATTGCGTCATACAGACCCACACAGATGTTTTTATCCCATTCCATGGAGCCAGCAGTCACCTCCTTTTTCACAACGGGCCAAGCACTGAAATAGCAACTGTTGTGCACCAAAATGTTATTGGCAAAAAAATAAGGATTTTCGTTTGAAACACCAATATCATAAACATATTCGTCGTCATACGGCTCAAGTTCTTCTATTGATTCAATCTCTGCTAATTGGTATTCCACCATTGCACACACTCCTGTATAATTCCATCTGGTTTGTTTATGTAATCACTTTCCCATACTATTTTAACACTAAAGTCTCTGTTTAATGCAGTTTTTATTTTTTCAAAATCATAACTCCAAATTTCTTTAGCTGTTAAATTTGAATGCTTGTGAATAAAATCGCCCGAATACATCAATGGATTACAATGCCAATAATCTCCGTTAAACTCAATGATTTTCTTTTTTGATGAACAAGTAATATCGTAAAAATAGATTCTATGATTTGCTTTATCCCAAATTGAAAATTGTTTAGTAAATGAAGTATATTTTATCTCAGATCCTAACGCAGTTTGAAACGCATTAACAAAATGTTTCTCTGATTTACTACAAATTGATGGTGTTCTTCTTTGAGACAATATTTCAATAGCCGCATCATCATCAACTGAAAACTTCTCTTTAATCCAATCAACATTTGATGACTTTGATTTTTCTTCGTTGTAATTGAGCCATTTTTCTTTTCCTTCGGATCCATACTTTTCAATGAAATATTCTAAAGTATTAGTATACCGTTGCCGCTCAACATACGAGTTCCAAATCTCTACCCCTTGTACGCCATGTCGTTTTACGCAGTTTTCCAACGTAACTGACCGACTTTTGTTATAATCGTCAAACTGTTCTTTACTCCATCCATATTTTTTATTTTTGTATTCAAAACTATTGGTTTCAGCTTGCTTGCTTCTGTAATGTTCCCATTTTTGAGTACCTAACTCTTGTCCGTACTTTTGGATCATTGTTTGTTTGGTTATTTTACATTTAGCAGCTAACTCTTCGTCAATTAAGATTGAATTGGGGTATTTGTTTTTGTATTCATCTATGCTTGAAATACCCCCAGTGCATTTGTATTTGAAGTGGGTCCATTGTAGCCTGGGCATAATGCACCCACATTCTAAGCATTTTGGCATATTGCGATACTCCTATCCGCATAAGTTATTTATGCTTGATAGTGAGAATCTTTTCGCCTTTTTTAAGTTCCATAGGACTTTTTTCAACTAATTTACCGTCTTCCAAAACAATCATTGCATGATCTTCAGTTACAATGAGTTCGTTACCCAGAGAATCGATCACTTTAAATCGACGCTTTTTTGTTTTGTGACGATAAACATAGTTATAATTTCCCATCTTAGCTGGGCCAGAAACTTTATTATCGTAAACCACGACTTGAATATCAGGATTTACGGAATACTCTTTATCTCCATCTTTCCAAAATGTCGTACCATTATGGAAAAGTTCTTCAATGGTTTTGTTACCTACTGAAGTGTTAATACAGCTACTCCCATCAACCGAGTCAGTATCGGCGTAAATGATAGCTTCACCTGTGTGATCGTAGTCACCAGTAACACACTGATTCACATAAGCATTCATGTGTCGTGCAATTACTCTGCCACTCAGTGTGGTACTTTGACCTATGCGTTTGTCATTGAATCGACAATAGGGATTCAAAATAGCACCGTATAAGCTGTTGAGGTTAATCTTCTTAACCAGTTGGCGTTTGTCCCAAAACGCCTGATCTTCTTTGTCTGTGGCTTCTTTCTTTTTCTTTTGCAGTTCTTTACGTTCAGTATACCAACGTCTCAGCAGTCCCGGAACAATACCCTCTCTTTCAGCAGTGAGAATAGTGCCATTGGCAGTGAGAATCCAGGGGCGATTTTCTGCCCAGATCAGATGATGCAACTGTGCAGCACTCATCTCAGTACTGGTGCCATTTTCCCATTCCACAGTGATTGTGTAAGCAGGATCCTTATTGATTACTGCCGTGTATTCCAGAGTACCAAACAGGCCTTCCCAGGCTGCTGCGAAACTCAAATCTTCTGCACGTTTTTTCGCAATGTAGTTGTCGGTATCAGTCAAACGTATCTGCCCCACGATGGTTTCTGGACCCATGTTTAGAGCGCGAATAGTATTGGGATACAGCGAGTTCAAGTCAATTGCACCAATATAATCATGCAGTCCTTTCTTGGGGTAGGCCACATAAGCACCAGCAGCACCCTCATCCTCATCTTCGCCGTCATCTTCTCGGTCACGAGGTTGCGCCTTGCGATCCGGAACAACTAACCCACGATCGTGACTTTCGTTGATAATGGCTTGTTCAGTAACAGCCACAGCACCCATTGTGGTGGGAATCAACACTGTGTTATCATGTGCCAGTTCGTTAGCCAGATCGATAAAACGCAATTTCTGATCCAGACGAGCAATCAGCATCACATCCTGGCGATTGTATTCGATAAACCGTTCAAAGTTCAGATTGTATAACTGATCCAGTGTGCCTTCATAGTGAGTTTTGTGTTCGCCCAGTTCATGTTCGCTGATGGCATCCAGGCTATAGCTGTGGCGTTCCTCATAAGTGTATTTGCGATACAACTGCATGTAATCCAGATGTAATCGTCCGATCAGATCATAAGTGGATTGCTGAGCACCATACCGTTCAAACTTGCGCTGCTTGGGATGCTGATCCCACAAACACAGGCGGCGTGTGTCATCTTTGCTCATTATAGTGATGATGCGATTCACAGTGTAGGGAATATCATACCCTTCGCTGTTCCAGCCACTGAGCACATCTGCATCCTGGATAATATCCAGGAACGTACTCAGCATCTCTGTTTCGTCATTGAACAAAAACGTATTGTCGAAATTCTTCACCAGAGCCTGCGCCTGATCCATAGTGAGTGTGGACGGAGGCATAGCCAGTGTGATCAGCTGATCACACCAATCCAGGTACACAGTGATTGCTGTGATTGCTGAGAACGGATCTTCAGGACTACTAAATCCGCGTTCAGCGTCAAATGCAGTCTCGATATCGAAAAAGGCCGTGTGTAACTTGGGAGCCAATTTGTGTCGATAGTGTTCTTCCAGACAGCGAAACACTGGGTTAATATCACTTTCCCAGGTTCTGAGATGACTATGAGCTCTGAGTTCACGATTGAACTCCTTGTACTGTCTGGTTACAAATCTACTCACTGGTGTTTCATAAATTGTGCGATGTTTTCCTTTGCTGTCGTCATAATAAAACACATACTTGGCAGGCCAATCAGTAAAAATTCGCTTGCCGTCGATGCGTTCTACTACATGAATTGTGTCAGAATTTTTATTCCAGATTGCGTCAACGTAACTCATAATTGATAATAAGATGGGGACGGGTGAACCGTCCCCAGTGTTATTTACTTTCCGCCCACTGCGTCCAAAATATGTTCCATCTGCAAATAATCTGCTTCGGTTTTATCCCAATCAGCCTTGTAGGCGGTCTTAATACACTTGCGAAGTACCCCCGGCTTGACTTCAAATTCCTTAGCCAGGTTTTTCACAGTGTCGCTAAGACCTTCTTTGAGGGATTCCATCTCTCTCAGCACCTGGATACCTTCTCGTATCAGTTGCTTGAGCTTTTCTTTTTCATCACCGTTAAACAGCTTGGTGTGATTGGTGTTAGTGGATTCAGTCATATTGTAAGTTCACCTCCTCAGGTATATTAATTATAATAACAGAGCCGAACCCACTATGCAAGTAGTTATGTTACCATTCTGATCAAGTTACTTTTTTGTGTTGTGAGACTGAATCATGTTACGAGCCACCTGAACAGCTTCAGCACGAGTAAATGCAGGATTTTCCAGAACCTTGGTTAGGATCCTGTCCTTGATCTGGGCAATCAAGGGGCCTTTTGCTCCCAGTTCCATGATCTCGGTTCCATTCAGTATGCTCTGAGTTTTCAGAATATCGTTAACATCCATCTGCTGAATCTTCTCTCTGATGCGAGCAATTTGATCGGGCATGCTGGCTGCTTCTGAATGCGAAACATTGTCGGCATGCATCACGTCCAGGAGATCTTCCAGGTTATGACCCACACGGAAAATAAACTTTCTCAGTGTGCTGTCTTTGAGCTGACTAGCATCTGCCCCTGCACTCTTGAGATCCATGTGATACTTAACAATGTCACTTACTTTGTTAATTAGATCATTGGGATACTTCAATCTGCGCATCACAGTTTTGGCAATTTCAGAACCCACCTGAGCATGTCCAATAAATTGGATCTTGCCATTCTTTTCTGTGCGAGTAGCAGCCTTGCCGATGTCGTGAAACAGTGCGCCCAATCGCTTGATCAAATCAGGACTGCTGGCATCCAGCACATCCAGTGTGTGTCCCCAGGCGTCTTTAGAATGATAGGCGTTTTGCTTGAGCCGAACCAGCTGGCTGAGTTCGGGCATGACTACATCCAATATACCAGTAATCTTAAACAGTTTGAAAGCTCTGCTGGGACGGTTTAACAACAAGATTTTGCTGAGCTCATCGTTGATGCGTTCATTACTGATGTTCTTTAGATCACCAGCAAACTTTTTGATGTTTCGGATCATGTGCATGGGCAGCTTGAAGTTGTACTTGATTGCAAAACGCACAGCCCTCAAGATGCGCAGCGGATCTTCACCAAATATCACAGCAGGATCACCAGTTGTATCTAGCATCTTTTGCTCTAAGTCTTTGCGACCTCTGCCGCTCATGTCCAGTATTTCGCCAGTGTGCAGATTTTGCAGCAGACTGTTCACAGTGAAATCACGCCGCATCACATCATCTTTAAGTTCACCTGCGGCAACTTCAGGCTTGCGACTGCCTGGTGTGTATTTTTCTTTGCGCGGTGCCACAAACTCTACGTCAATTTTTCCGCTGGGAGTGGGCACAGTGAGTTTGGCAGTGAAGTAAGTGGGAAAGATCACTGGATTGCTGTCTGGTTTGTAAACACCCAGCTTTTTGGCGATGAACTCAGCAGCAGCCAATCCGCTGCGGGCATCGCCATCGACGACGAAGTCAACATCTTTAGAATCACGTCCCAGCAGGGTGTCTCGCACATAACCACCGGCCATGTACAGCTTGCCTTCGTAAGGTGATCCAGTGGTGGCATTGCGGATGATGTCTAGCACTTCTTCAGCTTGTTTGCTTTCTGTGATCAGTTGTTTTATTGTCATTTCGTAATATTACCTTTTTGTCAGTTTCCAAATTGTTCCAACACCACTTAAATCTACTTCATCAAATTGAAAACCCAGATGCTTAACTGCTAATAGAGCCAGTCTTCTATATAATAGCACACGACCCCTGCTTTGATTAAATGCAACAAACGTAATACTGTCTGGTTTTTTAGTTGCAACAAATTCCCTAAAGAGTTCAATAACAGTTCCGATAACTTGGTTTTGGTGACCTGTGCCAGTTATTTTAGTTTTAGAACGGTACATTTTGTTGTAGATTTCGCTCCAAGCAGCAGGACCGTAGGGATCAGTTTGCATGATCTTTTCGTCTGGTTGACTGTCTATCATCTTAAAGTTGACGATATAATTATTACCATAATCACGCTGCGCCACAAACACATACGTCATATCATCCACGTAAAACCAGGAAACTTCGTTGTCATCCCATTGTATAAACGGTGCGTGTTTAAGTGGTCTTTCAAATAGTTCTGTTAACTGCACATGTTCATTTGCAACTTTTTTAGCAAACGGTGGAGCTTGTGCTGTTGATTTAGGTACAGATTGTGTACTAACCACTTGAATATTTTCTGCAGGCACAGGTTCGTATCCTATCCAAGCATTGTAAATATCCATTTCAGGATGAGTATCTGGTGTAACTGCGTAATCGCTAGGTAACTGAATCTTCCAAATATCCATTGCGGCTGCACTATCAAACGCACTCCAAAACGCCCAATCCTTTGCTTGATCCAGCGTTTGCATAAAATACACACCAGGTTTTCTTTTGATATTCTCAAACTCTTGCACACGCGGTAACAAGCCCTGTTGCTGAATACTTTTGCGATTGGCCTTGCGGCTCACATGATATAATACTTGTGGCTGTTTTTGTAAAGGTTGCGAAAACTCTGTTAGTCTCATGTTAGTATACCAAACGATCAATTCTTTTGTAACCAATATTAAATGCGTTCATCAGCAGTTCCACTTCGCGTAGACATTCATTTCGTCCACCGCCCATTATGTAAGCACCCTGAAAACGTTTTAATTGCGCGACACTGGTCCACTCCACAATAATGGGATCATCAGCCATCCAGTCCTCCCATTCTGCACCCACTAACTGTTTCAACTGCTCTAACTCTAATTCTCTGCTGTCATTGACTTTAGCTTGGTACAAGGCACGGATCACTTTGATTATGATAGATTCACTAACACCCTGATCCATCCAAGCTCTGAAATATCCGTATCCCTTATCAACAATCGTTACTCGATTCCAGTTGTCAGAATCAAACCCGTTGTCTTCCCAAAAATCAATCACTCTTGCTTTGGTATCGTTTGATACACCAGTTTCCTCAGCATTGATAAACATCAGTACAGGTCCTGTTTGGTTGTTAACAAAATTGATAACTTTCTGACTGATTTTATATGCTTTTGGCATTGAACCCTCAGGTTCACCTCTCTGCTGGTAATATGCATAAGCCGGTTGCACATCCACCACAATACAAGGTCTGCTCTTTGTTTCAGTCAGTGTGAATTCAGTTAATCTCATACGCCCTCTGGTTCCTTTATCATGTCTTTTTCGTCTTTAAATTCGTTATAAAAATCAATACACTGTTTGAGTTTTGCTTTGCCTTGAGGAGTATTTTGATACACTAAGAAAATTGTTTGTCCCCAATCTGCAATTTTGAAAACTTTAGAGTTAGTCTGGCCAGCAATGCCATGCGCCAATCTTTCATACATTCGTGTCCTGCTAGCACCAGTGGAACTAAAAAACCAAACAGGAACCCCCCAGTCTTGCGCTTGATCATACGCAAGAGTGGCTTTGATCACAGTGTTGAAAATTTTCACAACCTCTTGTGGACCTGATGTATATGCTTTCCCAAAATTTATTGTGCCGCCCATTTCAACAACACCAAACATTACTTCAGTAGCAGGCGGTTGAGTCATGGGGTTAAAAAATATTTCGTATTTTGTGCCACGTTCAGTTTCAAAATATTGTGTATTTGCTGCAGGATCTTCTTTTCCTTGTGGTGTGAGTAATGTGTAGGCGTTACTCTCGTCGGGATTAGATAATTTGTCAAGCTCAAATAATTCCATTAGTCGCATGTTAGCTTCTCTTCTTCACCGCAGGTTGTGGTTTTATTGGGCTTACGCGATTGACACTGGGGTTTTCTTCACTTTTGGCGGTGCTGATTCTGCGTTTGGCATTATGATGACCCATGAGTTTCAGAGCCGACTTCAGTGTCTGTTCTTCTTCCGGAGTGGGTGTACTAACCAGCATGTTTTCACCAAACGCACTGGGATCAACGTTGCCGTCAATCAATCCCTGGTCCACAGCACGAGCCTTGGCCAGAGCCAAACCCATGCGGTATTGTAGGTATGGGTCCTGATTGGTGAGACCAGGTAATGCCCACATGCCTGGCAGTGCATGTGATACACCAATCTGTAAACTGCCTTCACCAACACCTTCGGAAAGTAATTCTTTTATCAGCATATGATTATTTAGTAAATTTTTCAGTATCTGCTGCACTAACTAAATATGCGTAGTTAATTATGAGAGTTAGCGTACTTTTACCCACACGTGGCAGAACACATACTCTATTGAGCAGTGTTCAGAATCTTTTAAGCAAGGCCAGTGAACCAGAATTAGTAGAAATTTTGCTGGCCATGGATAACGACGACATCCAAAGTGTAGCCTTTGCTCGCGACGAAATCCAAGCTCTTTATCCAGATAACATTCACATCTATCAGATGCAACCTCTGGGTTATCAAAAACTCAATGTCTATTACAACACATTGGCTGGTTTGGCCTGGGGTCAGTGGCTCATGGTGTGGAACGATGATGCTTTGATAGACACAGCGGGTTGGGATTTGGTCTTGGACCGCTATCTGGATCATCCCATGCCCTTGCTCAGAATGCCCTGTAGTAACTTTGAACACCCTTTTGCTCTGTTTCCCATCATACGCAAAGAGTGGTTCAATGTTTGCGGATTTTTCAGCTATTACACTCACATAGATCGTTTTCTATACAATGTTGCTCAAAATATTGCAGGAAACATCATAGTGGATATTCCAGTCACAGTTACTCATGATCGTGCAGATCTAACTGGCAATAACCGAGATCAGACTTTTGAAAACAGTTATAAAAGTCACGATCATGGAAATCCGCAAGATCCCAACAGTGACGAATATGTAGTTGCATTGCAGGTGGTAATGCATATGGTAAATCGGTTAAGCGTGCATATTAATACAAAATATGGTTATCAGATCCCCTTGATTGATCAGACCAAGCCCATGGAGATTCGCAAAACCATGGCAAACAGTCACAACCACAAAAACATCTAGTTTCAATTTTTACTCAAAGGATATATTATGAAAATTTTTATCACAGGACACGACGGTTTTATTGGGCAACATCTGGTGGCGAGGCTGCAAGACAAACATGAATTGTGTTTTTTAGAACATGATCTCAGAGATCACGCAAGCACCAGTGCGCAGATTCGTCAGTTTAATCCAGAAGTTATTGTTCACCTGGCTGCTCGAACTGAAGTTGAAAAAAGCTTCTATGAACAAATTGCATTCAGTGAGATCAATTATGTAGGCACAGTAAACCTGATTGAAACAGCCAGAGACCTGCCCAATTTCAAGAACTTTGTTTTTGCCAGCACCATGGAAGTATATGGGTGGCAACCCATTAGTGATTTGATTGAGCATGGCCAGGAAGAAGGCATCATTGCTTTTGATGAAACCACTCCGCCCAATCCCAATGCACCATATGCTGTGGCCAAGTATGCTTGTGAAAAATATCTGGAATATGCTCATCGCAGTTATCAGTTACCATTTACTGCTATTCGTCAGACCAATGCATATGGCAGAAAAGACAACAATTTCTTTGTTACCGAACAAATCATTTACCAAATGCTAACCAATGATAAAGAAATCAATTTGGGTTATGGTGAACCCTATCGTAACTTTATCTATATTGATGATTTGTTGGATGCTTGGGAATCAGTGATTGAAAATCCAGAAAAATGTGCTGGTGAGATTTTTTGTATTGGCCCAAATAATGCTATCAAAATTAAAGACTATGTGCAGATGATCGCTGACAAACTTGGCTGGAATGGCGCAGTAAACTGGAACACCAAGCCCAAGCGTGCTGGTGAAATTTATCTACTCAACAGCGTCAATGACAAAATCACCGCCAAATTGGGTTGGTATCCCAAAGTGGATTTGAATGAAGGACTGGACCGAACCATTGGCTTTTGGAAAGCTATTGTTCACAACAATACAGAATTCAACAAGAGAAAAAAGTTTACACTATAAACAAATTTGGCCCAGCAATTGCTGGGCCAAATTTTATATCTTGCCTTGACCGCGATACTTTTTGTAACAGCGTCGCTTGTGCTTGTTCATTTTAGCAGTAGCCATCTTACCGCCACCGATTGTTGTTCTCTTTTTACCCAATCTCTTAAAGATTGTCTTTAATGGTTTTTCACCTGCTTTAGCTTTGGCCATAGTTGATCTCCTTAGTCAATTTGTCCTAAATCTCTAAAGTTATTCATTAACATGGATAACATTTCTTTGTCTTTGGCAAAAAAATAAAATATCTGTGGCATCACGAACGACCCTGATGCTGATGCATACTCCCAGCCAGTTTGTCTTTTGATTACCGCAGCAAAGGTTGAGTAAAGTTTTTCTCTACCTGGCACTGAATTGAATACCACACCCTTTGCTTGTGTTTGCTTGATAAAATCATTAAGCAGACTACCCACAGTGCTAAACACAGTGACGCTTTCTCTGCCCATGTTACCTACATCACTCATTTTACTCAAAGTTTCGTTGTCTATTTTCAGTGGTGTACTGCATTTAGCCTGGATCATGTTTATGAACCAGAAATTTTTGAATTCATCCGACATGTAATAAGCCTGTCTCAGATCACCAGCTCTCAAGCAAAATGGCGTAGGTTCTCCCTGGGCATTGGGGAACTTCAAATTGCCAAGCCCATGAGCTTCCTTTGCTTATTACTTCAACATTTAGATTAGGATCCAAGTCGCTTAGAGATTTTGGTTCAAAAAGTTCTGTAATTAACATACAAGTATTTAGTTCCGCTGTGCTATTTGTCTGACTCGTGGTGTTGGATTTGCGATGTAGTTAATTAAATTCCTATCTTGTTTCACCGCAGCTAACTGTACTGCTTCGCTTGGCTTGTCAATGTATTGGATTGCGTATCCATTCTCTTGCACTGCATACATCTGAACCGGCTCGCTGGGATCTTCAATCATTTCAATTGCGTACCCATTTTTTTGAACCGCAACCAGCTGCGCTTGTTCGCTGGGTTTTTTGATGTATTGGATTGCTCTTGGACTTTTCTGAACTGCGATCAGTTGTAATTGTTCGCTGGGATTTTTGAACCATTGTATTGCACGCGGTTGGTTTTGTACTGCAATCAGTTGTATTTGTTCGCTGGGGTTTTCAATGTACCGAATCATATCCCCATTTTCTTGAACCGCAATCAGCTGCGCTTGTTCGCTGGGTTTTTTGATCCATTGTATTGCACGCGGTTGGTTTTGTACTGCAATCAGTTGCATCTTTTCGCTTGGATTGTTTATGTGTGCAATTGATAGCCCATCTCTTTGTACCGCAGCCAGTTTTACTGCCTCGCTGGGATTTCTAATTTCTTGAAATGCGTAAATGTCTTGTCGCACAGCAGCCACTTGCACAGCTTCGCTGGGATTTTTGATATAACGAATCGCGAGCCCATACTTCTTTACAGCAAACAGTTGCATCTTTTCGCTTGGATTGTTTATGTGTGCAATTGATAGCCCATCTCTTTGTACCGCAGCCAGTTTTACTGCCTCGCTGGGATTTTCGATGTACTGGATTGCATGCCCAGTTTCTTGAACCGCAGCCAGTTTTACTGCCTCGCTGGGATTTTCGATCGATTGAATCGCATACCCAGTGTGTTTCACTGCGATCAGCTGAACTTCTTCACTGGGATTTTTGATATACTTGAATGCATGGGGGGCGTTTTTTAATGCAGCTATCTGAATCTCTTCGCTGGGATTTTTGATAAATTCAAGTAAGTCCCCATTTTGTTTCACTGCGGCCAGTTGATCCGATGGATCAGTGTTCCACATAATATGTGGACTTATTTTATGCATGATTGGTTGCAGTTTGTCATAAAAAGGCAATGTTAATGGATCCACAGTGCCATCTTTCACATCCATAAACTGAAACAAATATGGATCAGATCGTCTAAACCAATACTGATATTTAACTTGAGATTTGACTGACTCACCATCATCATTACGATAAGTAACAAACTGTGGAGGCAAAGGAATAATCACATACAAGGGCCCACTGCTAAAGTAATGCATGAACTGATTGTTTCTTTCAGATATCGTGCACCACCGAGTGCCCTGACCCCAGAATTTTGCTGCGGTCTCATCTAGTAATTCAATTACTCTCAACTCAGCATCACGGTATATCTCTCGGTACTTGCCTCTGTCTTCTGATTCGTCATCCGTCAATTGATACTGGTCTACTGCTGACAAGAAGTCATCAGCTGTTTTGAACTTATTGATATCTGCGTGTTGGGACTTGATCTGCTTCTTGATTTTCAACTGATGATACTTGGCCAATGCATCAGCAGTGGTGCTGATCAGATCTTCAACAGGCTTGCCAGCCAGCCACCATTGCGCCAGACGAGGTACATAGCTCTTTTGCGGAGTAGGATCTGCAGATTCTAGCTGTTCAAGGCTGAAGTCAGGATCTTGTTTGATTCTCTGCTGATAAGTGGGCAGTGATTCAATTCGTTGTTTCTCTCTTTTTCTGTCGTATTCCAGTAAGATCTCATATGCTCGCATGTTTTTATTTATGCAAATTATTTAGGATCGCGAATCATAAGCTGCCGAGTTGTAAAATCTTTGTGTCTACCCTGATTCAGTTTAAATCCAAACTGCTTGTAAAACTTAATCAATCTATCTCTACTAGTTGTACCAGTGCTAGTGTTGCGCTCGCTGGGAGTGAGTAATATCCTTTTGTGCCAGTGATCAGCGTAAGCAGTCAACCGGCGCATGGCCTCTGCACCACGCCCCTGTCCTTGGAATTGTTTAGCAACCTGTAGATATTCCAGTTCAATATCGCCATCAAAAGTCATCGCCAATTCAAAACGAATCAGTCCCAATTCCTGAGCTTGTTTTGCTGCCCACTCTTTGACTGCTTTGTGATCAATAAAATCCAGTATTCTCATTTGTGTTTTTGACCCGTTTTTGGTTTCTCTCCACGAAATTTTTCTATACGACGTTTAAGATGTTTTTCTGCTGCTGATCCACTGACCTGACGAGTAACTTTGGTAACAGCTTGTGGTGATTTAAAATTTACCTTGGGAGCCACTCTCCATTTCCAATAAGCTATGGCGGTGGCGGCAGCTACTCCGGGATTACGAGAAACCAGATCAGGGTTGTTTACCAGATCCAGACCCAACATCTGACCAATACGATGGTAGTTGTATTTGCCAGTTAGATGCATAAATCCACGACCACGAAATCTCATGCCGTCACCGGGCCTGGTGTTACCCAAAATTGAACCTTTGCGTGAACGAACTCCGTATTTCCTCTCCATGCGATCAGCGTCGCCTATTTCTTCCAGCGCACGAAAGTCCATGGTTTCGTGTGCAGACTGGCTTAAAAAGTGCTGTAGTTCCTCGCCTTTGATTCCAGCAGCCTGAGCCATCTTCTTCAACAGTGATTTACGCTCTTCTGGAGTTTCAGCTTGTATCTTCTTGAGTGTCTGAACTGGATCAGTCACTGTATCTGGTGTGGGTTTGGCAGTGGGCTTGGTCGTAACTGTTGACTGTTGACTCATAGCACTGGGCTTATTGGTAGATAGTTCCGTAGATTGACTGGTATCAGTAACTTTGGAATCACGATCTAGTAAGTGACTGCCGCCAGCAGCTAATACACCAGCCAGAGCGGCATTTCTAAGCCAGCTGAGTACACCTTCGTCCAGATACTGCGGGTCACTAACTTCTTCAAAACGCATGTGTTTGTCCTTTTAGTCAGCGTCTGCTTCACATTCACGACAACGGCCTTCGGTGCCACGCCCTGCGGTACTTAGGGGCTGTCCACAGTCTACACATCTGCCCTGTTTCTTTCTGAGTTCAGGGGTGTCTGCTTCGGGCTTTTTGTTTTTTGCTTCCAATATGTCGATATAACGACGGAAAAATCTGGGGTCCATAACTTACTCCTTGTCTGTCTTTACCCTAATAGGTTTCTTACCAGTTCCACCACTTGCACGTCCAGGTCTGTCTGCTGCTCGCTGTGCTGATCTCTTGCGATTTACTGCACTCTGCTTTTCTTTTTTGCTCATGCTGGCTGCTTTTTTAGCTGGTACACATTTGGCATAGCCGCGTGTTTCTCCGCTGGTGCCACAAGGCGGATGTTTGCCACCTTTTTTCTTAGCAATATTGACCCACTTTTCCTTAAACCATTTGGTCAATCCTCCAGTGGGTTTGTCTTCGGTAATTTCCTGATTGTGATTTATTCCAAAGAAATTACTTAGTTCATCAATAAATTTCTGCTTTGTTAATGCCTGGATCCAATTGGATCCACCTTCATAAAGAAAATTATAAAATTTAGCATCAGCGTTATCATTGATAATTCTTAGGATGCTGTTGTATATTTTGGGAGTTTTTTTGAATTTGACTGTGTTAAAGAACAATACAAAGTTCTTTGTTTTGCTATCATACTCCACTAACCAACGAATCCATCCATGTTTTGTTGCATGATACTCACTCGCATCCTCTGGTAGATTATATTGATCTGCTAGTCTTCGCAAAATACTGGTATGTGTTTTATCCGACTCCGTTGGACAAATTATTTCACCTGCAGGATCGATCCACCCCCAGCTAAAATACTGAGGGAACATGTGCGGTTGTTTTGCACAGATGCTTTCATTGACTAGTTCTTTAATGGTCATTTCTTTTTCTTCTTACCCTTACGCCCATAGTAGCATTGCACTACCTGCGCACTAGCATAGGCTGATGGCCACACGCTCACACGGTTTTTAACCCGTTGCTGACAGGCTTTGTGCTTGGCTTTGTTTTTGGGTTTCCAACCTTCTGTGAGTTCATTAATGGTCATTTTGTATTACCTCAAGCTCATCCAGAGAAACCATTAGTTCCTCACCATCAAAATCTACCCAAGCGAAATGATTCTGCTGTGGGCTGTGTCTGTTTGTTTTTTGCGGTTGCTCTGCGGGTACGTGATCTTACTGCTTCGGGATTTTGACTGTACACTCTTCCTGACGCCGTTGGTGCTGGCGTTGGTGCTGGCGTTGGTGCTGGCGTTGGTGCTGGCGTTGGTGCTGCTGAAATTTTCTTAAGTTGGGCAGCAACTTTTCCAGTAACCGCGGGGTTAGCATTGGCTAAACTTCTGAATGCATCAGCTAATATTTTATTACCCTGAGCTGAAGGTTTATTGAATGCGGTGACAAGTGCTCCTGGTTTAATTGGTAATCCCAGAGTCTTTACAATGTTAGCAGCAACCACAGAAATATCTGCTTGTTCTGCTGGAGCCGGTGCTGCTTGTTGTGTGCGTGGCTGTGCTGATGTTTGTGCAGTTTGTGCTTGGGGTTGACCAGTTACCGTACTGGCGCTAGCAGCTTTACCCTGCTGGTATGCTTGTCTGACATCCGATACTGCACCAGTACCCGCGGCGGTACCAGCGGCTTTGCCTTGCTGATATGCTTGTTTGACTCCTGATACTGCGCCCGCAACTGCACCAATGCCTTTTGCTACTTTGCCAGCACCTTGTGCAATTTTAGATCCCAAATCAGCAAGTCCAGCTTCTTCCACAGGCTCTTGATGTAAAAATTCAGCAAACTCCCTGGCCAGCTGAGTTACATAGTCTTCATCAATGGCAGTCTTATTATTTTCCAAGTCTTCACCACACCCACCAACCAACTTTCCCTTAAATGGATGTTCGGTATCGGTGCTGGATGCTAGCACAGAGATTGAGCGAGCCTTTTCATCACCACTGACTTGATCAGGAAATCTAAAAGAAGAATAGGGCTTATTTAATACTGCACCATCTTCATCTATTGAACTGTTTTCCAGTTCATCCAATTTAGCTTTCAAGCGTTCAAAATCCATAACAGTCTCCTATTCAATTATTTATACACAGTTACGAGATCTTGTAACGAGAGGCATATTGTTTTTGTAATTGGTTGATATTGGTGTTGCGACGCATGCCCCAGGTCTTCAACAACAAGTCAATGGCAGCGTTTTTCTCAGACATGTCTCTCTGATAATCATTGCGATATAGACCGTGCGCACGTTCTGACAGAGTTTTTTCCAGGAATTTATTCAGTACTCTCTGTTTCTCTTCGGGTGTTAGACTGGAACTCAAAAGTTTTAATAAGCCAATATATGACCAAAAATATTGATGTGCTTTGTCAGGATTTTCCAAACGCTGCCCTAGCATGTTCTGGAAAATTTTGTTGATGTTTTTTTCATAACCAGTTGCTGCACGTTCACGCATCACCATTAACCCGTCTTTTGTTAGAGGCTTGCCATTTTGATCCAGCACGGGCTCGTATTTGGCTCTCAAACCGCCGCCTTCTTTACTGGTGATGGAGAAGGTATACAGTTTGTCTTCGGTGGGGACGTCTTGCTCAGCACGAGCTTTACCACGTCCACGCATTTTTCTCAACAGAAATTTAGTCTGAGTCAGCATGGTTAACGATTGAATCAGAAATTTATGAAACACACCCTTGATACCCAATTGTATGTCATCCCAACTGCTGCTGTGACTGAATTGACTCCAGGGCGTGGGTTTGTCCTGATAGTAATCAGTCATCTCGATATCTATTTGTATGTTGATCTTGGGATCGCCGAAACTCCACAAACTACAAACCTGAGAACTTCCAGGTTTGTAACCAATTAGAGTAGCGTTACCCAAAGTTTTGCCTGTTATCTGATCCAGCAGTCTCTTGATATTTTGTTCTTTGGTTTTGTCAATCATGAGATCAATATCACCCAGGCTCTTTTTCTTCTGAGCAAACTCCTGATCAGGTATGCCCTCCAGATTAAAAAAGTGTTTGCTACTGCCACTGACAAACCCACGCTCCTGTAATAACTGGTCACTCCACAAGGGTTCTTTGTACATTTTCTGATATGCTGCGTTCAGTGTTCCCAGTAGGCTCATTAACATTTTCACCACAGTTTTGCGAAATTCTGGATTATTTTCCAGATTTATTCGTTGAGCTGCTACCCCATTTAGTTGAAGATTTCCGCCTTCGACTAATAGAGTTTTGTTAACGGGTTGAGTAAATTCACAAAGTCTCATTGTGTGGTTCCGGATTAAAATTTATGATCAGTATCGGTGTACTTTTCCACTTGTTCTTCACGCATGTACTGAATCACACTCTCCACATAGTCATTGGCCAGTGTAATATAAGAACTAATCCAACCAGGCAACCCTTCGCGTTCTCCCACATTTCTCAGCATATCATATAATTCTGCAGAATTTTGTGCTAGGTTCAACAGTTCACCGTGAGCCATGCGAACTTCGTGATCTAGATGTCCGGGTATGTGAGTTTCACCCACCCGTTTGCGTTTTTGATTGACCCCAGTAACTGAGACTCCCTTGCCTCTTCTGAGAGGTTTGTCACCAATTCCACCACTTGCAAATCCAGTTCCTATAACCGCAACACTGCCGCTAGTGGTTTCTTTAAGATTCTGCTCAATGCCCTGCTGATCCATATATTGTTTTAATTCATTGATTGCTTTGGAAAAACTGGCCCCTCTAATATATGTGTATCCGGGTCTATCTATTTGTATATTATATTCATCAATCAATAGCATTCCGCCAGGATCTGTTGCAGCACGTCTGGCATCTTTTCCGTTAAAATAACCGAACTTTTTGGGATTTTTTGCCAGAGCTTCAATCTGCCTCACTGCTTTTGTAAGAGCAACTACAGTGTTGGGCATTGCATTACAATTGAAAACCAATGATCCGCTAGAAAGATACCATCGAATCCAACCTTTTGAAAATGCATCATAGTAACCAGACTCAAACCCCCATCGTGTTATCATGACGCTGTGATGTACATCCGTTTTTGATTCGGCATCCTTTTTGGTGGGCAAGTGTACTTTTCCTTTGGGCTCAATCCAGCCCCACATGTCGTACCCCAAATCCAAAAATTCTTCGTCTAACTGATTTTCTTCTATAAATTCAGTAAGTTTCATATGATTTCTCTCTAACTATATTTATATTTTTCTCCAAAACATCTCAGTGTAACTCTTATCTAATTGTTTCACGGTTGCATAGCTGTCTTGGACATTAATTCTCTCTGCATGAGATTGATCAGTGTCTGTGGGGATTCTATTCCTTCTTTGTAGAAAGTACCACCAGCGTCCAGAGTGTATGTCCAGATATACACAGGCAGAGTATCTTCGTCATCATCAAAAAAATGACGAATTTTATTAGGGTCGCTTGCTAATTTAGTGATATTTTTAATTCCCTGTGTCACTGTGGTTATGAGTTCTGGAGAAATTTTTTCACTGGTTTCCATTTTTAGTTCACCGTACAGCACAAACCAACGTACCCATCCAGCTTGCCATGCTTTCACATAACCTGGAAACCCTAATTTTTTTATCATGTCGCTGTGAATATAAGATTTCTGACTTCTTGCCATGTCAGCGGTGGCCAGGTGAACTTTACCACCAGGTGCTATCCAACCCCACATCTCATAGGGCATCGAGAAGTATTCATTTAGATTGAATATTTCTGTTATTCTCATCAGAATATCCTTTATGCTCTGCCGGTTTTGCCAATTGCACGCAACATCCATCCATGCTTTTCATGAATATCAATGCGATCCTGTAAGAAATTCTGCAAACCCAAATGATCACCGGCCAAGTTATATGCTGCTTCCAGGCTGTCAATTACTCGTTGGTTATCAGATAACAGCTCGTCAAACATCAGTTCAGCACGTGGTACCATCAGCTGATCATTAATGGTGGCCAATTCACTGAATCTCTGTAAACTGCCAGGTGCATACATGTCCAGTGTGCGAATATGTTCAGCAATAGCATCCACTGCGGCCCAAACTTCAGCATATAGGTTGCCCAAAAAATCATGATACTGAACAAAACTGGGACCTTCTACATTCCAGTGAAAATTTAACGCCTTTAGTGTAAAAGCAAAGCTGTTGGCCAATGCTACTTTAAGTGCTTGTTCTAAATTCATCTTATTCCTCTTTCAAACTCAATTCTTTATCCAGTTGGGTTATTTTGAAATCGCTGAGCTTATCCAGATAACCATGATTTCTGAGTATTTTGAACACCAGATTTGCAGTACCAAATTCTCCAGTGCTACTCAGGCCTTCTTTGCGGTATTTGCGTAACTTACTCATCAACTGATTGGCTGACTCTAGATCTTGGTTCTGAACAGACCGATTTATGGCTCTGATATATTCACGCAATTTACTTTTTACATCCAGATGATTGATGCTGGCTTTGATTCTCTTGGGTTCTTCAACCCACTCATCACGCTGGATGCTATAAACTCCTGCACTGGTGTGTGGATCATCAACGAACTGAACATAAAGTTCCACAGGCTGACCTTTCACTGTAATGTTATGCTGTTCATTGAACAGATTTTTCTTGGCATCTACATACTTTCTTAATATAACTTTTTCTTTTTCAGACGCATTGACTATGATGTGCAAATCCAAATCACTATATTTGGTGTAAGTGTATGCAGCATTACTTCCGCTCAATGTGATATCTTCAATATTGAGATCTGGTAGATCCAGGTATTCCACAAATGCTTCTGCAATATTGGATAGTGCAGACAACACTTCTTTTTTCAGTGTTTTATCTGATTCCCACAAATTGGGATTTAACTGATTGTGAAATTGTATGTCTTTGCTAAAGCTCACAGGGTCATTCATAATGATATTTATGCATTTTTAAATAAATACTTGAGGAGTTTGTTATGACCAGAATATGGATTTTTTATCTTTTATCAGTTGCTTCAATCTGGGGCCAATCCAGAAATCAAGCGCCACCATTGCCACCAGATGCATGCGTAAATCAAGCACCCTGGGGCATACCCAATTCCAAATCAGCAGTGCAAGTAATTTGTCGCAAGGGATATATAACAGCTAATGACCTTAACGCACGTCTACCCAAATGGGTTAGTTACACACTTACCCCTCCCAACGCCCTAGGGTGTATTCCAAGGACCAATGCGTTTGCTGTGGATCAGAGCCTACCCCCGTATCAGAGAGCAACTCCTCAGGACTACGCTGGAACTGGTTATGACATGGGTCATAATGCGCCTGATGGGGACATGAGTTGGGATATGCAAGTGGAACTGGAAAGTTTCCTGATGAGCAACATGATGCCACAGTTGCCTGGATTGAATCGTGGTATCTGGAAATTACTGGAAACCGCAACTCGAGGGTGGGCCGTACAAAGAAATCACACAATACAAGTAGTAAGTGGTCCGGTATATTTCTACACCAATCCCACTATTGGCGCCAATCGAGTAATAGTGCCTCATGCGTTCTACAAAGTGATACTGGATACTCAAACCAGAGAAGCCATGGGCTTTATGTTTATGCACCAGGGCGGTCAGGGCAATGATTTGGTCAAAGTCAGAAAAAGTATTCTGGAGATACAACTGGCCACTGGATTGGAATTTAAGTTTCCTCCCAACAGTGTTGAAGTTCCTCTGAATCAGATTTGGCCCGTGGACTATGGTGCTTTAACTAATTCCAAAAGAGCTGTTTGTAGAACCAATTGATTTCAGAAAAATGCCCAAGGTTTTTGAATCCTTGGGCATTTTCTTTACTTGATTTCCAGTACGTCAGTGGGCTTCTTATAAGCCGATAGGTCTGGTTTGCGGAAACTTTCGGTATCTCCGCGGCTCTGACTAATGCCCGCCTGCTGTGGAGTACCCAACATAGCGCCCAAACGATCCGGGTCGCCCGGATAACGGAAGTGACCAGTGTGGTCCAGCTTGATACTGATGTCGCCCCAAATTTCGCCACCAATTGCACGCCAACGATCGCAGAATGTCCAGTCTTCACTGTTGTATTCCAGATCCTTGGTGATCATGGTGTCGAATAGTGCGTACATGAATGGATCGTACTTCTTGTCCAGACCAATGTTGCCAATGTACTTGGTCTCAGGATAGGCTGTGAACATCTTCTGCAAAACATCACGCTTGACCATCATAAATCCAGTGCCCAAACGAGTAAGTGGAATCAGATTATCAACTACCTTGATCTCACCATTTTCTCCCACATGGCTGGGATCAATGTTAACCACATAGTCAATGGGCAAGCTCTTCTTGGGATACAATCCACCCACGACGTCGCGATTGTGTAGTAGCAGCTGAAAAATATGTTCAGGCTGGAATCCAATGTCTGAATCAATAAACATCAGATGAGTGGCTTCTTTGTTTTCCATCATCTTGGCCACCAGGTTGTTACGACCTCGAGTAATCAGTGATTCGTTCACCATGGTGTCGATGCTGAAATTCATGCCAATTTTATTGGCATAGATCACAAACTTCAACATACTAACAAAAACGCTCTCAAAGAGCTGCCCTCCGTAGCAGGGGATACAAATTTGTGGATGGCATTTGCGCAAAAAATCCACTTGTTCAACTGTGATATTCATTTTTTCCTCTAGTTTCGAATAGTTTCAACCATAACAGTATTGCCTAACATTTCCTGTGCTACTGCTTCCAGGGTGGTTAGGAACTCGTTCGTAGCCAACTCAGGATCTTCTGAATTTTCTTTAACCAGTTTGCTGATTTTCAGCACAACACTTTCTTCATAAACTCGTGCCATAGTGCTATTATTTAACGGTGTCAGTGACACGGTAGATTTTTTTAATCAGGCCTGATGAAGACAAACTCAAAAAGGTAATCAGTTCTTCGTTGTTGGAGTAGAGATAATTGTTGAAAATATAATTAGTACCCCAATTCAAATCCTGATCTTTTTTGTTGATTACATTGGCCAAGCGGCCAGTCAGTTTGAGATGATGCTTGTTGGTTTCCAACATCTGCAGAAAAGGCTGATGATTTCTGGCTTCAAAATCCTTTAACAGTACTTTGAATTTATATGCACTAAGATTGGTGCCCACCGCAACTTCGCCAATATTCAGATGATCAGGCACTGCTGAGATTTTTTCAATTAGATCTGGCATGACTGACTCAAAGCTCAAAATCATATCAATCATCTCACTGGCGGCGTCCAGATCATCAAAATACATTATTATCGTCTGATGTTCATGTCGAAACGCAATCTTATTAT